CCGGCGGCTGGCGAAAAGCGAGCATTTCCGCCAATGAATGGGATGTTCCACTGCGCCGGCATTTCTCGTAATGGGATTGCACCGGCGGATGGTCACTGACAATGGGATAGCGCATCGCTCACTCCGTCAAAGCGGAAACTCCAGGGTTTGCAGCCGTGCGATTTCCAACGGCGATAGCAGACGGTTCCACTTGAAGAATGAATCAAGCATTCCCTGCCAGCCGGAACCTCCGCCCAGCGAGCCAATTTCCAGTGGCGCCGCGTTGTCAAACGGCGCGCCGGTCCCCGCCGTCTCTTCCCTGGCGCCGCCGTTGAATCGCAAACCGTAGTCGTCGCCGTCAAAGTCCACGATCAGATGGGTCCACGCATCCGCCGGCATCGTGCCCGTGGAAGTGATCGTCTGGGCGGATGCACCCAACCCGTCGGGCGAGTAAAGCACTTGAATGAGTTCGGTTGCCGCCGCCCGCCTGACGACGATTCCGCGATCGTCGCCGGCCGTGATCCACTTGCTCCAAATGTAATCCGAGCCGACGGCAATGGCGTCCGGGTAACACCAACAGGCCACGGTCCAGGGCGCCGTTGCAAGGGACAGCGCGGAATGGTTGGAACGGGACAGCCATGAAGACAAGAATAGCGCCGACAAACGAATCTTCCCCGACACGAACGTGACGCCGCTGTTGTTCGTCAGGTGCAGCCCGTAGGGGCCGCTGTCGTGGACGCTGGCGAGGTTGTAGCCCACCTGCAATCCATCGCGCAGCGTCGAAATGTGCCGGCCAACGAGTTGCTGGCCGGGCCGGCGGTTGCGTCGTCCCAACAGTCGGTTTCTCATGCCTCAAGCCTCAAGCCCCGAGCCTCTCAAAACACCCGCGCTTGAATCACGGGATCCGGCATGTCGGTGCCGACCGCGGCCGTCTGGACCGCGCAGATCACGTCCAGGCATCCCTTGGCGTCGACTTCCACTTCCGCGGTGTAACTGTACGTTCCGTCCCGAACGTCGTTGGTGCCGTCGGTGGTCAGCGTCAGCGCGTGGATGCCGGCGGCATCCAATAGCCGCTGAACTTCGTCGGCGGAGTCGATTCCGAATGCCTGGATCACCGGGTCGGTGATCGCGCTGGCGGCGGTTTCATACTTCATCCGAATCGCCACCATCGTGCCGCGCGGGTACACCCGCAGGCGAACCACCGCCGCGCGTGTTATGGCATTGGGCGTCACGACCGCGGAGCCGCCGTTGTCGGCGACCTTCGGCGCGCTGTTGATCGTCATCCAGTTCGTGCAAGGCGAGACTGGAATCATCTCCTCCTTCACGGCCTGGGGAAACGATTCCGCCGATACCTGGGACGGTTCGCTACTTGAAAATCCCATCCATTGTTCTCCTTACGCAGCCTGGGGGTTGGCTTGGGCGCGCCGCTGGGCGATCAGTTGTTTGATGTTCGCGGACGCCAATTCGCGATCCTGGGCCATCTCCTGGACGTGGCGCTGCTGGTCCTGGATCATTTCCTGGGAGTGCTGTTGGGCATCCTGTTGCATCTCGACCTGGCGCTGGCCGAGCCGCATCCGCGAGTCAGCCTGTGAGCTTTGCAATTTCTGCTGCATTTCCTGTTGTTTGAATTGAGACTCCTGCTGCTGCATCTGCATCTGCATCTGTTCCGGCGTCGGTCCCTGCTGGGGAGGCGGCGGAGGAGGCATCCGCTGGCCCATTGCCAGCCCGTCGGTGGGCATCTCGATGGCATCCAGGAACCGCTTGATGATGTTATTGACGGGGCCGGTATCCGTGGTCGCGTTGGCATGGTTGTCCAGTACGGGCAGGAGGACTTGCATCGCCTGGTTGGCGTTGGCCACTTCGCGGTCCTTGTTCGGCTTGCGCGCGCTGCCGGCCTCGATGCGATACTCCAATTCCCGCACCGTGCGATTAACATCCGTTTCTTCAATCAACGAACGCCACAGTTGCGCGCCGATCGGTCCCAACACTTCCGCCACGTCCTCGGCGGTCACGAACCAGCGGATCACGAAGGCTTCCAGCCGAGACGCTTCGGTCAGCCACTTCTCCACCCTGCTCGCCATGTAGTCCGGCCGCACGGAGACGAACTCCCGCTTGGCCGAGGTTTCGGTGGCGCTGCGGTCCTGGGTATTTCCGGTTTTCATCCCGTAAAGCAATTCAGACAGCCCCACCCGCTTGTCGAACAGTTCCATCACCGCCTCGATAATCAGCCACACGTCCCGGTTGGTCTGCGGCTGGGTGATGAATTTCACCACCTTGTCAATGTCGCCGTGCAGGTCTGGAATCTTCAACAACACCTGATCCTGCCCGCTCTCCAGCGTCCGCCGCAAATCCTGGTAGGCCGACTCCGCGACTCCGATGAAGTCGCGGCTGCTCGTCCAGATGCGGTTGGTGAGGTGGGACACCATCACGTTGATGAATTTCAGTTCTCCCAATCCAGGCGCCATCGGGGCGATGGGCCAGGCGCTGTTTGGTTTTTTGTAGAAGTCCAAAACCGAGATCGGCCAGCGATCGTCGGTCCAAGTGGGGATCGGCCAGCCGAACACCTCCCTTACTTCTTCGTCACTGGCCTTGAAAACATCCTTGTCGGGGAAGTTCAACGGGTACTCCACGTTCTCGGCGATCACCAGGTGGCAGAAATCGCCCGCCGCTTCGTCCAACGATTCAGCCAGGGAGTTTTTCAGCCCGCAGAGCCGCGCGCCAATCCCGCCTCGCGAGAAAATCTCCCAGACGGTAATCATGTCGTTGGTGTTTCCCTCGCCGCGGCGGTAGTTGCCCAGATCATCACCTTCCCGTTCGCCGCGGCTCCAATTACTCTCCGCATCACCCTTGTCCCGCAACGAGTCCTTTTTCAATCCCCACCGGCGCTCAGCCTGCCAGGTGTGCATCACGTTCTTGATGGCGATCCACCAGCAACTGTCGAAATCGAAGTTCTCGGCGTCCGGATCGATCAGCAGGTTATCCACCGACACGTAGCTTTGTACGGGCATCGTCTGGCCGCTGCCCGGATACTGGTACGGCTCCACCCGCAACACTCCGCGGCCCTTGACGAGTGCTTCCGTGACGGCCATCTCGGCGTGCTCGGCAAGGCCGCCGCTGGGCATCTCGTTGGGAGTCCAGTTCATATAGCGGCTCATCAACTCCGACCGCATTCGATCCTCGGAGTCACGATGTTGCTGTTGCTGCTGGACCTGCTGAAAAGCCTGCTGGCCCGCCGGATCGTTGGGATCGCCGAACATCATCGGTTCCAAGGGCAAACCCCGGCGCGGGTTCACGGTGCGGACCGGGTTCTTGTGGTAAAGCACCGGCCCGAAGATCGCCACCAACTCGAATGCCTTGGCAATGGTCATGTGGAATCGGGGCTTGATGCCGGCCCCCTTGTCGTCCCAGAACTTGTGCTTGTAGTTCCGTTCCCACATGAATCCCGCCGCGCCCGAGAAGAACGCCATGCACTCGTCCGCCACCTCCTGGAAAGGCTTCTTGTGCCGGATGGCAGCGCGGATTTTCCCCTTCCAGCCTTGAACCAGCGGTTTGAGAACGTGGTCACTCGTCATGGTCGCCTTGTTCCGCCTGTCCTTGCTGGCCGTTGGTCATTCTCCGAATCACGCCGTTGACTTTCCGGTAATTCCAGCCCTCGCCCATCACGTCGGCAATCTGGGTCGGCGTGCGGCCGCCGGCGTGCATTCGCATCACGGCCATGTCGGAACCGCTTGGAAGCGGCGTATCGCTGGGGGCCGTCATGTCCGGCAGCGGGAGTTTCGGCGCCGGGGGGCGGTGGCGGACGAGTTCCGCGAGCGAGGCCGAACCTTCGTCGTAATCCCAACCACCCACGCGGAAAGTGACCTGCGGATGCTCGGCGTTGAATGGATCATCAACGTGGCGCACCGCGCTCATCTTCGTCATGTTCTGACGCTGCGGGTACTCGACGTGAAGCTCCACTGCCGCGCTGGTGAAGGCCAAAACCCTGGCCGGGCAGGGATGACAGCTCTTGTCAGCGGACGGATACCACAGACAGGACATGCCAATCCACACATACGGCGCTTGAAAGGGACGCTCCGGCGGGTTGGGAAGCGCGGCTAACTCCGTGACGGGCTGCATGATCGACTCCTTGGCTCGGGATTAGTTGTATGAGGGCGGGACGCGGGCGCCGGTGCCCACTCCCAAGTTCACGTACTGTTGCCCCTGGCGGCTGTCGTTTTCCTTTTCCCAACTGCGGAACAGCTTGGTGATCGGATCGTCCTCCGGGTCACGCGGCACCTGGGCGTGCCATTGTGGTTCGTGGGCGGCGAGCATCGCGAAGCAATCCATCAGGTGATTGTGCCGCTTGTTATCCGGCATGTCGTCGATGAAACCGTTGGGCAGCCTTTTCTTTCGGTAACGCTGAATCTCCTTCTCGAAATTGGGGAGTCTGCCTTTCAACACCTGTAGCTTCGTGCTGCCGTCGGGAAGGGTGAACAGCCATCCTCTGGCATGGTCGATTCTCCGCTGAATATCATCACAACCGGGCATAAAAATGGACCCGGTCGACTCGCATCGAACGCCATGCACTTTCAACTGTTGACTGTAATGCCAATCGTGTCTGCGGCCGTCTCCGGCCGACGTGACGGTGCCGCCGTGCAGGTCGATGATGAATGTTCTAAATGTTTGGCCGGTGCATTTGCGCGCCATCGCCTCTCCGAAGATGAATGCGTCCGCCGAACGAAGATACAGTTCGTCGTATAGCAGCACGATGTCTCCGAACCGAGTGCCGCCGGAGTCCAACTCCCCGGGCGGCGGAACAGCCGCGAACAAGACGGCCAGCACGGTGTGGCCCGGATCGATAACGGCGTACCGACACCACGTGTGGGGAACCGCGCCGCTTGGCAAGCGCCGAGGGTCCATCCCGTGACGATGGATCGAAAAGTTGGGAAAAATCAGCACGCTCTCCGTGATGAATTCTCCTTGATCGCGCGCTTGCAGTTCTTCCGGGCCGCCCTGCTGTTCCCACATCCGCAGTTGTTTTCGCTTGATCTCCTCACTGATGTGAGGGTTCCCGGAATACGTCCCTCGGAATTCCTCGATCTCCGGATGTTCCTCGCCTGCTTCATCCTCCGCGCGCTGGCTCATCGTGTGCAGGGCGTCGTTCGCGTTGTGGGGATAAGCCGTCCACAGGAGCTTGAAATTGGCGACCGTTCCTCCGCGCGCTTGCAGTTCGGGAATCCAGTATGCCTTGCAGATATCCTCGTCCACCCAGACGGCATCAACGCTCACGCCCTGGGCAGGTTCTGAATCACTTGAAAAGGCGTAAATGTGAGTTCCGTTCTTCAATCGAACCAGGCTGAACTCACGCTTGCCCTTGTTGTGCCAGGACCTGTCCGCGATCGCCCGCCTGGGGATCAACGGCAACGATTTCTTCGTTTCCGCTTCACGGCCCTTGTCCGCCTCGGTCCAGGGGCGGAAAGCACGCCACTTCCCAGTCTGGTCATCCTGAATCATCTGGAACGCGCCAGGCTGGAACAGGAACGGATAGAACACGCGGCCAATGTGAGACATGCCCCAGCCGACCAGCCAGATCATCAACGGTTCCACCGTGTCGTATTTGCCGTACGGATCGCAGCCCAACGCCGCGCGCGCAATCTCCACCGCTCCCATCAGTGTTCCGCCGCTGCGGTTTCCCTTGCGGGCAATCCGTTCCCTCGCCAGGCTGCGGTGGCAGGCGTCCTGCCATCCCTGCGGTTCGTACAACTTCAGCGCTTCCATTTCGCGAAGTTCAAGCTGCCGCAGCGCCTTGCGGGTCTTCATCTCCGCAAAGGCATTCTCGTCGGCCGCGCGGTCGAGATCATCCCCCGGCACGCGGCTGGGATCATTCGGATTGTCGTGGGCGTTCATCGGTCAAATGCAGCACTTGGGGAAGGTATCGTCTCGCCTGTTCCTTCAATTCGTCCTCGGTCATGTTCTCTTCATTGGTCTCGCCGGGTCCGAACTTCTCGATCAAGCGGCTCATCATCTCGAACGTGCGAATCGTCATTTGGCTGCCGGGCTTGAGGGCGGCGAAGTGGGCCACCAACTTGTCGACGTACTTGTCCTTGCCATACTTGGAGAAAAACGACTCCACCACTTCGCCGGAATGCGGAGTGTTCACGATCCGGCTGAGTTCCTTCACGATCAGCACTGTTTCCTCGCGTTGCCGCTGCTCGCTTTCCATTTGTCCTTGAATCCGCCTCCGCATTTGCCTCGACGGCGCGCGCGACCTGTAGCCGGCGCGCCTGCACTCCCGGCATCGAGTCGACAGGCCGCCGTTGAGCTTGCCGTTGCGCTCGAAAAACTCAGGCGTGGCCGGCAACTCCCGGCCGCAGGCTTTATTGCTGCACCGCCTGAGCGCGGGCGCGTTCTCCTTGTCGGCCGGCTGGTTCATCGTCTTCAATCACTAAAAACCACGTGGTCCCGCGAACTTCAACGGCTTCGCCCAGCCGCGCGCGAACTGCCTTCTCCACTTCGGGAAACATCTCCCCATAGTCGTGACCGCACAGAATTCCACCCCGGCGCACAAGCGGCTTCCAACACTCGATGTCGCCCGACACCTCCGCGAACGAATGGCCCGCGTCGAGGTACACCAGGTCGAATTGCTTGCCGGCCCGCGCGAACAACTCGGCGGCCTCGTCGGAAGGCATGACGATCGGCAGGATCTGCCGATAGCAGCGATCCGCCACGTTGTGCATGAATGCCTCTTCGAGCCGGCCGCCCGAGGCGCGGACGATCGCTCGCGTGGTATCCGTCTCGGTTCCCAGAAAGTGGTCCACCGCCAGTACGGTGCAGTGATCATCGAGCGCTTCGCAAATCGCCACGGCCGTCTCGCCAATGAACGTTCCGACTTCGACGATTTCAGGATGACGGTCGCGGGCCGCTTGCCGGCACAGGGCAATCAAAACCTTTCGGTCCTCGTGATTGCTGTTATGGCCTTTCCATGAATCCACCAGTGTCTCGATGTCCCCGTCGACATCTTCCGGCATGGGAACATCAACGCAGGTCTCCGGCGCGATGCGGTCGGCACGTCCATTACCGTGCTGGACTTCGCTTGCGCTTCTCGGATATCCGGTTTTCAGGCCGTCCTGGTAATCCACGTGGACCAGCCGCTCATCGGCGCGAGTGTTCTTGCGGGCGGCCTCGGCCAACCGCTCACTCACCTGATCGCTTGTCACCACGTGCGGCTTCAACACCAGCTTGGGCTTCCAGTGGCCGGCCCAGGCGCTCCAGTTGCACATCAGCGGGTTGTACCCCAGCTTTTGAATCCCGATCAGGGAAATGTCCCTGGTGCAGGTCACGTCCTCGGTGGACGACTTACGCCGGCGGTACTTGTCATCGAAGTCGTAATAAAACCAACTTTCCTCGCGGATCAGCTTGATCGCCTCATCGGCGGACACCTTCCCGTCGAGAAAACGATTCAACACCAGGTGCGGCTGCTCGCCGATCGGCTCCGTCAGATCGAATGCCCGCATGTCGAACATGACGACGCCGGTCGGCAGCGCGGCACACTCCTGGATTCCGTCCATTTGGGCCGCTTCCTCGCGCGTATACTGCTCCAGAAAATAGTTGTCGCGGTCGGAAGGGGATGGGGACTGCCTGCTTCTCCAGCAGAACACGTACACGTTCTCCTCGCCGCCGAACACGGGATGAGGAGGCGGACCCAGGTACGGGCAGCCAATCACGGACGGCCCGCGCCCGTAGTGTTCGTGGAGATAGTCGAAACTCGACGCAAAGAACGGCTTGGCCAGCGGATCATGGCCCACCAGGGGGTCGATCTCGTTGTCGCTGTCGATCATCACCAGCACGTCGGCGCCAATCCGCCTGGCGTCGACAACCGATCGGTTCCGGCACATGGTGATCGGGGTGTCGCTGATTGGCGGCATCGAGATGAATTGTTCAATCCGTTCATCCCGTTCGCACTCGACCGCCACCTTGGCCATCCAGCGGGCGATGCCCGGCGCGATGGAGGCCGTGCCCCCGTTACCCCCATACGCGAACAGTTGAAAAGCTACCTTTAGTTTTCGTGGCTGCATCGGAAAGACTCCCTTGGCTCGGTGGGTTGTTCAAACACATTGCCGGACTTCCAAAAAAAATCCGTGGTCCCGTGACCGTTGGCCTCGGAACCACGGCCCCCGAGCCAACGGGGTAAACTGGTATTCCCCCGGACTACAGGAAGAAATCCACTTCACACAACAGATCACGATCCGTTTGGCCGGTCGTGTTGGACGACAATGCCCGGCCGATGCGGTTCTGAATCTGAATGGCCAGCGGCTCCGTCGCACCCGTCAATGTCTGGGGCGCCAGTCGACCGGAGGTGAGCCCGGTGCTCGCCGCCGCCGTGGTCGAGACCAACACGCCGTCGGCCGAGATCAGGTTCGTGTCGTCCCCTTCCAACGCTGTCTTGATGAGCGTCTGACCCTTGATGGTCAGCCAAAAAAGGTCATCGTCGGGGCAGCCGGCGGCCGGCAGGAATTCGTCCACCACGCCGGCGCAACTCTGGGCGGTCGTGATGGCATATCCGTTGACTCGCTGACCGCGCTGACCGCTTTCCCACGTGACCAGCCGCTTGGGCAGCAGGGCGATCCCGGAGTTGTTTCGGACCGCAATGCAAATCACGTCGCCCCCGTCCCGGCGGACTCGCCGGTTATTGGGGTCGATGTTCGGAAAAACGCGAACCTGACCTTGATGCGCCGGATTCCAATCGGCCGATGCCGTGGGCGCCGTCTCGCCGGCATGGAAGGTCGAACCGCGTTCAAATGGTGCGGAGTTTCTAGCCATCGAGTGTTACTCCCTTTGTAAACGTGCCGGCCAAGGTCCGGTCAAGCGTAGTTGGCAATCTTGAAATGCGCCCGCGGATTCCACCGCATGTTTCCGAAGAATCCAACAGCGAACTTCCATGAGTAGCTGTTGATGTCGAACGTCGGGCCTTTCGGCATGAACATCTGCTTGTACATGCACTCCAGGACCACTTCCTCGAAGTTGATCCCGTAGGCCGTCTCGGCCGGCACGCCGAAGTCGGGCATGACCGTAAACCCCTCGAAGTTCACGCTCTTTCCCTCGAACCCCAAGTCCTCGGCTTCCTTGTGGGGAACCGCGCCCCGGTACTTGGCTTCCATGTAGTCCAGGAATTCGGCGTAGTAATCAGCGCCCATGCAGACCGCCTGCGGTTCCCCTTCATAGCCGCCGGAGATTCGCGACCACACGCGGCCCCGGCGAAGCGCGCGGGCACCATTGGATTGAAACGTCGTCGCCCCGGTGCCCCAGCCGGTGGACGTGGCGTTGATCTGCTTCGGCGACGAGGCGTCATATTGGCTGTCGCCCTTGCCGAACGGCCAGTCAGTGGCCAGCGAAGCGTTGGGGGAGGTTGTTCGGTCGGTCGACCAGGTGCCGCCGAAGGTCGCGATATCGGTGGCCTGGCCAGCATAATCGTCGTCGGGGGCCGCGATAAGATCGCCGGCCGCCACGCTGCCGACCCCCATGAATGACTCGATCCCATGAAGCCGGTCCTGGTTGCCGGCGGCGTTTCCGTCGATCCAAACCTCGGTGTCCGCGAACTTGTTCCGCAGACTCTTCGAGAGTCGGGGTTGGATCGAACTGTAGCGATTGATCAGCGCTTCGTTCCCTTGGTTTTCCAGGTACTCCTTCTCTTCCATCTTGTCCGTCACGACGTAGCCGCGCCGGTCGACTTCCATTTGCCGGTAGGCATCCAACCGCTGGAAGGAAAGTTCGCCGCCTCCGTAAGCGGACGGTTCGGCCTCGAAAACCTCGATTTGCCATCGGATGCCCCGGCCGACGGCGTTCTTCTTGATGCCGCCGTGTTTCGCGAGCTTTCTGAGAAAGTATCGGCCGCGAATCGTCAGGTCTTCGGCCCCCTCCAGCTCCTCGATGGAAGTCGTGTGTACTATTCCAGCCCATTCTTCAGCCATGATGAATTCTCCTCCGCGCGATTGGCGCGCGGCTTACGGTTACACGAGTCCGGCTTCCCTGGCACGGGCCATTGCCCGCTGGCGGAAGTCTGGACCTTCTGGGGATGGTGAAGCTGGGTCGGCCGCCTGCCGCACGGAACCGCCGCGCTGCGGAAAACGACTCTTGGCGGCCGCTTGGCGCACGTGGTCCGCTTTCATGGAGTCGCTGACCGAGCCGGTTGGCGGATGACCGTTACCGCCGGCCGGGGCCGCGGCGGCCGCCGGTTGGCCCGATTGAAATGTCGCGGCCATCAGGTCGCCTTGCACCAACTTCTCCGCCGTGCGAAGCGCCGCTTGGTCGTTCATGCCGGAACTTGTCAGGTTGCGGTAATGGTTCTCGAACAGCTTGCCCTCCTGGGACATGATGGGCTGACCGTCGGCCGGGCTGAAAACCACTCGCCCATCATGCTGGACATACAGCCATTCAGAGTTGGCGCGCTCGAACTCGGAGAATTCGTAGCTGGTGGCCTGTTGCTGCTGGCCGCGGCCGAACACGTCTTGCGCGACTTCGCGAACTTTACCCTCCAAACCGTCCCATACGGTCTGGTACGGATTCGCGTTGAACTTCTCGCGCCACTGGCGGTCGTACTCCAACCGCTGCCGGACGGAATCCGGCGCCGTGGAAATCAGGCTGTTGGTGTCCTGGTCGATCCAATCCGAATAGCTGCCCACCATCTCCGGCGGGTTCCAAGCGTCCTTGTACCAGGGCGTCTCTTCCACCGGGGCACTGGACGCGGGCACCTGCTGCTGTTGCTGCAAGCGAATCTGATTCTGGTAAATCTGCAGCGCAGCCTGCATTTCCCGCATCTGATGCTGCATCGCGGGAACAGACTTGGCGGCTTGAAACAACTGCTGGAAAACGGACTCATCGGTGGCGTCCGCCGCAAGATCAATGTTCTGCTCGGCCAGCGCGTCTCGAAGAGAAAACCCGACGGGGGCGGGGGCGGGTTGGTCTGTCGCCGCCGGCTTGGAAAGGCCCGGCTCGCCGCCCCCGTCGGTCGGCTCAATGGGTGAAACTCCCGTATCGACCCCCGTGTCGATGGGCTCGCTTTCAGGCGTCTTGTCCACTTCGCCTGGAACGTCATCGAGAGCGTCGTCGTCCAGTTGGTTCAGGTCCGTTGGCATCGAAACTCCCAGCGTGGCTCGGGCGCCGAAAGCAACAGACCACTTGCATCCTTACCACGAACAGCCCAGACGGATACCAACATCCCCCGGCGGCGATGCGCAATGACCCAATCAGGCTCAATACAGCTCGAAATGAACCCGCACGGGTCTTGATGTTGACAAAAACACCCCTCTCCCCTCTTTCAAGGCTCTCCGCCGCTCGGTACAATCACGGGCAGCGGTGCAACCAAACATGCCAATCGACATCGACCACGAAGAACTGATCGCGATGGGACAATCGCGCCTCCTGCCAGGCCGACCATCACGCTCCACGCTCCGAAGATGGACAACCTTGGGAGTTGTTTCCACCATCACCGGGCAGAGGGAATTCCTCGATACGATCGTCGTGGGAGGGCAGAGAAGAACAAGCACCCAAGCTTTTCGCCGCTTCGTTGAACGTCTCAACGGATGCAAATTACCTACCCAGGGAGCCAAGCAATGACCATCAAAAACCAAGGACCGGCAAAGCCAAACGCCGGCCGGCACAGTGCCATCAGCGGAAAGCGGCGAGCGGACCCGGCGAACAAAAATTCCGGCGACGCCGCCAAGAAACCCGCCAAGAAACACCCCGGAAAGAGGGGTTATTAGAGCCCGAGCGACCCCCGAGCCAACCTTCTTTCCCGCTTGCGCGATGCCAACCCAAAGCCCCAAGTCCAAGTTCGTAATCCCGACCGGGCGCTTCTTTCGCGGCGAAGCTGCTATCCGCAGGTACTCCAGCAAAAAGACGGACTTGGAAACTCTCCCGCCAGGGACCGGGGGTCACGTGTGCTTCGGATCCCAGGAACTGATTTATCACCGCGTTTATCACACAATCGGGCATCGGGATGACGCGATGAAGGCGTTGAAATCCCATCTCGCTCTACGACCCGATCAGTACATCATCGGAGTGTGGGACGGCGGAATGAACCTCATCGTGGAAGTGGCTGAAAAAACCAACGATCCTGAGTACATCTGGGACGCGAAGTGACAAAAGACTCCCAAAAAGCGGATAATGTTGAAACCTGGCAACCGCTGCCCGCGAAAATGGGGCCGGCGAATTGGACTGGGGCCGTGGATGCCACTGCCGACAAAGAGGTGCGACTTGGCGAGCAGGAGAAGAGCGGCCACAGCCTAAGAGAGCACACTCTCAAGAAAATGGCCCTCTGATGGACATCGAGCGTTTGCTGGAAGAATGCCGGCGAGAAATCACCACCATGCTGGGCCATGAAAACAAAGGAAAAACAGGCAAAACCATCATCCACGTCCGCTGGTTCGACGCATCCCATCAACACGGCGAATGCACCCAGGATGAGCTGGTTTCAAAAGTTGTCCTGGAAAGCGCCGGACTCCTCATCCGGGAGGACCGAGAGTCCTTGTCCATCGCGCTCAATCACCACGAGGCCAACGGGGTGTGGCGGTATATCGAGCATATCCCAAAAGTCAACGTCCTTGAAGAAAAGCGGTTCACCGTGTAGAATGCGACCTCTCCTCACAGACCGCGGACACCTCCACCAGGCGATTTCAAGTTGATGATATGACCAACTCCACTTCCTCACTCGCCGAATTACTTGCCGATTGCAAAGCCCGACGCATCCGGCTGGTGCTGTCCGGCGACGGTGAACTGGAACTTATCGCCCGTCGAGGGTCTCTGACGCCCGACCTGTTGGCCCGCCTGAAAGCCCACAAGGCCGGCTTGCTGGCCACGCTGCGGCCCCTAGCGGACCAGGAAGCCGAAGATCCCTCCAACTAAGAGAACTCGCACAAGGCGAGACACCAGGCTCTCACGTGACCAATCCAGAAAGCCATCGAGAACGGTACGATACAGCGGACAGTTCTCAAAATCTCAAAAGTTGAGGCACGTGAAAAAATCCGGGCGAGGAAGGTAAGTATGGGTGTCGCTGCCGATGGGGCCGCCCCCCTCCGGTGCCCGTTGGCGTGCCATAGAGCGGACGTAAATCCTGTCTCCGCCACGACTTACGCCAGCCCATCCACTCATTGCACCTGTATACGGACCATCTTTAGAGGTATCTCATACCACCTAAAAGCATTGCATCTTGGGGGCTATTTGACCGTCCTACAACAGGGTCCGAACAGGGTCCGAACAGGAGGCTTCTCTTCCTTCTCTTCCTTCCTTCCTTCTCTTCCTTCCTTCTCTTCCTTCCTTCTCTTCCTTCCTTCCTTCTCTTCTCTTCCTTCCTTCCTTCCTTCCCTTCCGCCGCCGCCCGCCCCCCCTACCCCCCCTCCCGCGTCCCTCGGTGCCGATCGCCTGAGAGGATCGGCCAGTGGCGGACGCGGCGACCGATGGGCGATGTTACCGCCGGCTTGCTTTATCCGCGTCCCTCGTGACGCCACCTCGGGGAGGTGCGCCGCGAGTCCGTGCCGATGTGGTAGTCTGCCGACCCCTTATACCGCCGGCACCTGGCGGTCTGCCTCGTGGGCTATTTGTCGCCTGATTGTACGCTGATTGTACACTGATTGGACGCTGTGTCAAGCCGGTTCGGTGGTGAACAATCAACATCTGCTTATGGGACTGATATTTCCCAAAATTTTTAAAGCGTGTAGTGGTAACGACTTACGGGATCCATCACTTTGATTTTCCGATGGAATTGTGTCCTATCCTTGCTACACTGTGTGTGTAAGTGGTTGCTATTATGAGAGTTAGCCATGTACACTATTGGGGTTGACGAATCCATGTATTACAGAAGGACTTATTTTTTTGCCCCCCTCTAACAGGAGGGTACTGATATATTTGGCTCACTATCTTGAAAAAATCCCGACACTTTCCAGATTTGTAGTTGAATCACTATCGGTAGTGGTTAAAATACATACATGGCGAGTGGGAAGGCCGCTCGCAAAAACTCATTTTGCCAACGAAGGACAGGACCATGTTTGACCCATCTTGGAATTCTCAGATGCACCAAATTGAAGTTGCCGAACTCGCGAAACGCAACCTGCACGTTTTCCGGGTTGAAATTGAAGGCCACGGCGTAGAGGAAGTGGCCTTCCAGGGAGCGACTCGCGAAGAAGCGGTCGAGAAACTGAAAGCATGGATTGCCAGCGAACCTTTCGTCAATTTGAGCGAGGGCGAATAACAACATGAATCCGCGCATCTACCGTTTGTTTTTGGCTGATCGTCCATACGATCAACATGAAGAAGCCACCACATCCATGTCCTACACGATGCAGGCATCCCGTTTCGTCTCGCCCGCCGAGGCCGTTGAGGCGGCACCAAAAGGGGAAGAGTCCACCACTCCCGGTCAATTTGCGCCAGACGGCTTGTGGATTTGCACCGAAGATTGTCGCAGGGAATTGGCGATCAAGCGGAGTTACGACGATCTCGCAGAAAGCGGGGGGATTGTCGATGCCCCGTAAAATCATCCATCGAACCGGCTTAATCCCACCAAGTTTCGGCCCGGTAAAAACGTGGTGCGGTCGTCTAGTTCCAATTGAGTCAACCGGACACGTCGAAATCAAGGGCCGTAAAAAGTGCAAGCACTGCGAGCGGGTCGTCGCTCGCAGGAAACGTCTTAAAATTTGGCCCTGGAGCAAAACACCATGACCATTCCAAAAACGCTGATTGAAGCAGTCCGCTACTTCGCGGATTTGCGAGTCTGCCACGAATACATGCGAGCGATCAAATGGCCGGACGGGAACGTCACCTGTCCAGCTTGCGGAAACGAATCGGTCAAGGAAATCTCGACACGTCCCGGAACGCTCAAGTGCAACGCCAAAGCCTGCCAGAAGCAGTTTTCCTACAAGGTGGGAACGATTTTTGAATCCTCTCCCTTGGGCCTCGATAAGTGGTTCGTTGCCGTCTGGTCGATTGCGAACTGCAAGAACGGCATTAGCTCGCACGAACTTTCCCGCGCTCTTGGCGTCACGCAAAAGACCGCGTGGTTCATGCTTCACAGGATTCGCGAAGCGATGAAAACCGGCACGTTCCAGAAACTCAAAGGGCCGGTCGAAGTCGATGAAACCTACGTGGGCGGCGCGGCCAAAAATATGCACGCGGATAAACGAGAAGAAAAGATCACAGGTCGTGGCGGCGTCGACAAAACAGTGGTGCAAGGAATCCTCCAGCGTGGTGGCGAAGTTCGCCGGCCCGGTGACGCGGAAGGATATTCGCCGCCTGACCAGCCGCGCGATCACGAGATACCGCACGCTCGCCAAGGCGATCATCGCCGGCGAGACTGAGGACCCGCGGGGCAATCTGTAGAGAGTTTTACCGGCGGGCGGAACCGCCGCAACCTTAGCCGCCGCATTAGCGGCAGGAGATTAACGATGAGAACGACCAAGTACGTGGCGAACAACGTCCAGATCGACCAATCCAAGAGGATCGAAATCCTCTCGCCGAACCAGACCCCTGGTCAGGGTTGCTACGGCATCTACGCTGCTCCCACGATTAAGCCCGCCTCCGGGATGGTACTGTACATGGAGACCAACGGCGACCCGGCCGTGTGCCCGATGCCGTGCGACACCGACTACGAGGAGTCGCTGGTGGCTTTTCTCTCGACCGCCGAGATCACATCGGCTGCACTCGTCGACGCGCTGACCGCCCACGATTTGCGGATGAGCGACTTTTGGAGTTAAGACGCTGTTACCGGCGGGCGGACCCGCCGCAACCTTAACCGCCGCACCAGCGGCAGGAGCTTAACATGAGTACGTCAACCGACTGGACTATCGACCTCATCTCTTACGGCGACTCTCGCGGCTGGTCGCCGCTGCCGAGGCGGCGAGCGCTCGCCTCATTCGCGGCGGCGACGGGGACGGAACGTCGCACGGGGATCGCCGCCGACCGCGCGCTGCGTCTGGGATATGCCGCGCTGGCCGCGGCCACTGGGACCCAGCGCGCCCGCGTCCGTGACTGGAGCGGCGTGCTCGACCTGCAGCGCGAGCAGCAGGCGACGAGGGAGCGATCGGCGATTGAGCGGGGGGCGCGGTTAAGGGCGGAAATGGATGCGATGGCAGACCAAGCCGGCTGGCTGCTGCTCGCGGGCGAGGACACGGCGATGGTCGCGTCTGGCACGCGCGACCATGTGGCCTCGATGCTGCCAGCAGTAACGAGGATGAGGCGAGATCATCACATTGGTTGCTGGGTCATTCTCGCTCCGGACGGTCGGGAGTACATGGCCGGAAAATTCTCGCGGACAGAATGGTGGATTCCGTAGAGCAATCCGGCGCTCGCGCCGTCGCATTGACGGCGTGCCGCCGGCTTACTTCACCCCCACCTCTGACTGGAGACACGACGATGACGACGACGAAAAAGAAAACAGCGAAGCAGATTGTTGCGGAACAAATCGACGCGCTCCGGCCTCTCGACGTGGCGGGCCTGACCGCCGCCGGTAAGGCGGCCGGCTTTGATAGCCGGTCCGGCTTCGCCGCCTGGAAGAAAGCGCTCGCGGCGGCTGGTGTCGACTACAACGCGATGCGGAACGAGCGGCGGGCGGAAAAGAAAACTGACCGCGAGTCCGCAGTCACGCACGAGGTCACGCTCTACAGCGACGCCAAGGCGCGGACCGGGCGGTTTGCGATTTGCGATGCGGCCGGCCGTGCCGTTTGGTATGGCCGCTTCTTCGCCTCCGACCGCGACTTCAATGGCGAGCAATCGACCGGCGAAATGGCCGCCGCCAAAAAGGCGGTTTGGCTGGCGGGAAAGATTGCCGAAGCGGTCGGCGGTCGTGTTCGGCTTACACTGCGAGTCGATGCCCAGTGGCTCTTGTGGGCGAACGTGACTGACCCGAAGCGGGGGGGCAAAGCGAAGGAACTCCGCAGGGCGGCCGAGCGGGCGGACGTTGTGCTGGCCGTCGAGTACGTCGCCGGCGTCGACAACCCGGCCGACGCCTGGACCGTTTGCCGCAGCTTCCAGCGGTGGCAGGACAGCCACTTGCCATCGCTGGCCACTCCGATCGCCGCGAAGTGACCAGGCCCATGCGCCCCCGCGAGGGGGCGCATCGCCGGCTTACTCCACCCCCCCTAACAGGAGAACGACCGATGACTACGACCACGACAACGATCCTGCCCCTGCCGGAGCACATCTACGCGGCGGCCGCGAAAGCCGCGACGGGCCGGTTCGACGCCGACTGGAAATACTATCAGGACCGGTGGCGGAACAAGTGCGGAACCGCGTGCTGCATCTACGGCGGTGCGTGCCTGGAGGCCGGTCTGCCGGTGCCCAGCGAAGGGCCGTCCGCCGAGTGGATCGGGCAATCGGTCCAGCACGCACTGCTGGCCGGGGCAATGTCTCACGTCGACGCCGCCAGAGCCCTGGCTGCTGTCGAGCGCATCCGCGTCGGCGAGATCACCGACGCGGACCGCAGCTTGGTGGTTTGGCAGGCCGCGGAACGTGGCGACGCGGAGACCGTGCGGATGCTGCTGGAGTCCGGCGCGATCACCGACGCGGACCGCGGCTTGGTGGTGACGTCGGCCGCGGAACGTGGCCACGCGGAGACCGTTCGGAGGCTGCTGGAGTCCGGCGCGATCAGCGACGAGGACCGCGGCCAGGCGGTTTGGTCGGCCGCGAAGGGTGGCCACGCGGAGACCGTTCGGCTGCTACTGGAGTCCGGCCCGATCAGCGACGAGTACCGCGGCTGGGCTGTTCGGGTGGCCGCTAAGGGTGGCCACGCGGCGATCGTGGCGATGCTGCTGGCGGCGGGTACGATCAGCGACGAGGACCGCGGCCGGGCGGTTTGGCTGGCCGCGAAGGGTGGCCACGCGGCGACCGCGGCCATGCTGGCGGCGAAGTGACCCGGCCCGCGCGCCGTCGCCTCGACGGCGTGCCGCCGGCTTACTCCACCCCCCCTAATTGGAGAACGACCGATGAAAACGACGATCCTGCCCCTGCCGCAGCACATTTATGCGGCGGCCGCGAAAGCCGGGACGGGCCGGTTCGACGCCGACTGGAAATACCACCAGTGGGAATGGCGGAACGATTGCGGCACCGCTTGCTGCCTCTGGGGCGGCGGCTGCATCGAGGCCGGTCTGCCGGTGCCCAGCAACGGGCCGCCGGGCGCGTGGAGCGGCCAGTCGGTCGAGCACGCACTGCTGGCCGGCGCGATGCGTCAGCGCAACGCCGACGAAGCCCTGGCCGCCGTCGAGCGCATCCGCGTCGGCGAGATCACCGACGAGGACCGCGGCTTGGTGGTTCGGCAGGCCGCGTACCGTGGCCACGCGGAGACCCTTCGGAGGCTGCTGGCGTCGGGAAAGATCAGCGACGAGGACCGCGGCTTGGCGGTTTGGTGGGCCGCGAACCGTGGCGACGCGGAGACCGTTCGGAGGCTGCTGGAGTCGGGCGAGATCAGCGACGAGGACCGCGACCGGGCTGTTCGGGTGGCCAAGGAACGTGGCCACGCGGAGACCGTGCGGATGCTGGCGGCGTAGTGACCCGGCCCGCGCGCCGTCTTTCGACGGCGTGCCGCCGGCTTACTTCACCACCCCTAACTGGAGACACGACGATGCAACCGCTGTTTGAACAGTACCGGCCGGCGGATTGGTCCGCCGTGGTCGGGCAGGAGAAACCGCTTGCGAAGATAGACGCCATTCGCCGGCGTGGCCTGGCCGGCCGGGCGTGGTGGATCTCTGGCCAGAGCGGGACGGGGAAAACCACGATTGCCCGGTTGATCGCGGCCGAGGTTGCGGACCCGTTCAATGTCATCGAAGTGGACGCGACCGATTTGAGCGCGGCCCACGTCCGCGACCTTGAACGGATGAGCGCGACCTACGGCCTGGGAGAGAAGAACGGCCGAGCCTACATCATCAATGAAGCGCACGGCCTGCGGAAAGACGTGATCCGCCAGTTGTTGGTAATTCTGGAGCGCGTTCCGCGTCACGTGGTGTGGATCTTCACCACTACCACCGATGGGCAGCAAAGCCTTTTCGACGATTACGACGATGCCGGGCCGCTCCTGTCCCGCTGCACCACCCTGCCGCTTTCCCGGCGGGGCCTGGCGGAATCGTTTGCCGCCCGTGCAAAGCAGATTGCCGAGGCGGAGGGCCTGGACGGCCGGCCGCTGGCGGACTACATCGCCCTGGCGAAGCGGCTGCGGAACAACCTGCGCGCGATGCTGGGAGATATCGAGTGCGGCGCGATGCTGAAATAGTTTTGTGTTTTGGGGTTGACAGTGTTTTTTCCCGGTGTAGACTCACGTTTTACTTCCCTTTCTCTAACTGGAGAACGACCGATGAAAACGATTATCCTGCCGAGTCCGGAGCACGTTTACGCGGCGGCGTTGAGGATGGACGACAAAGACGGCGACCTGTACGGAGAGGCGTGCAGAGTAGCCGGCATACCGGTGCCGGCCTATGGTCCGCCGGACGAGTGGGGCGCGCAGTCGGCCGAGCACGCGCTGCTCGCGGGGGCACTGTCTCACGTCGACGCCCTGGCCGCCGTCGAGCGTATCCGCGTCGGCGAGGCCACCTACGAGGACCGTGGCCGGGCGATGCGGCTGATCTTCGCCGAGCGATTCAGCCGGGCGGTGCGGGTGGCCGCGGAACGTGGCCACCCGAAGACCGTTCGGCTGCTTCTGGCGGCGGCCGAGGTGGCGGACCCGTTCAATGTCGCGGAGTAACCCGGCGCTCACGCCGTCGCCTCGACGGCGTGCCGCCGGCTTACTCCACCCCCCCTAACAGGAGAACGACCGATGACTACGACCACGACAACGATCCTGCCCCTGCCGGAGCACATCTA